TATACAAATCAAGTCCCATTGGCGAATTAGTTGATGCTGATGAAAAAGCAGGAATCGTAAAAGGTTATGGTTCTATTTTTAATAATATAGATAGTGATGGTGATGTAATTGCACCTGGTGCTTACAAGAAAACCATTTTAGAGAATGGTCAGAGAGTTAAGTACTTATATCAACATAATATGGATCAACCTATCGGAAAGATGAGAAATCTATATGAAGATGAAAAGGGTTTGATGTTCGAAGCTGAAATTCCAAAAACACAACTTGGTAAAGATGTACTTGAATTAATGAAGGCAGGAGTAATTACTGAAAATAGTGTTGGAATACTTCCTTTACAAAAGGAGGCTTCTAATGATGAAAATTATCATAGAAAATTAACAGAAGTTAAACTTTATGAAATCTCTGCAGTAACCCTTGCTGCAAATGATGAAGCTATGATATTAGATGTAAAAGGGAATATAGATAAGGAAAAAGTGTTGAAAAGGTATGACAAACTTGTGAAGTTAATTCGCAAGGGTGAAATATCTGACAATTTAGGTTATGCTATTGAAGCAGAACTTATAAAGCTAAAATCTATTTTTAATGAAATAAGCACTCTGCCAACTGATATTGAAGTTACAGAGCCGTTGGAAGTTAAGCAAGATAATAGCGAGATATATAATTATTTGTTTAATAAATTAAAAAAATCGTAATGAACGAAGATATTAAAAAGGAATTAGACCAAATCGGAGATATTGTCGATTCCAAAATTGAAAAAGCCTTCGAATCTGCGAAAGACAATGCTAAAGGAGAAATCGAATCTTCATTAAAAAGTGAGATTGACAACTTATCGGCAGAGTTTTTAGCAAAGCACGAAGAAGCTACAAAAAGAATGGATTCATTTGAAGTTTCACAAAAAAAAGCTACGGCTTCTGAAAGACCAACTTCATTTAAAGGTTCTTTAATCAAAAGCATCAATGATGGTGCTATTGAGTCCTTATTAAAAGGAAATTCAAATGCTGCTAAATTTGAAATGAAAGCAGGTGATATGACAATGGCAAATGCTTATACAGGAGTTGTGGCAGGTGAAACTGTTATTCCTGACTTTAAGTTTGATCCATCAAGAAGTGTACACATTAGAAACCTTATACCAAATGGTTCTACTGATGCACAAACAATTAGATTCCCAAAAGAATCAGCTTATGATGATGGTGCAGCTGCTACTGCTCAAGGTTCTACATTAGGTCAGTCAGATTTCGATATTACTGCAACTTCAGTAAATGTTGAGAAGATTGGAACATTTATGAGAATCACAGAAGAAATGTTAGCAGACACACCTCAATTAACTTCATATTTAAGTGCAAGAGTACCAGGTAAAGTGTTATCTATTGAGGATAACGAAATCTTAAACGGTGATGGATCATCTCCAAACCTTGATGGATTATTTACTGATGGTGCTGCATTTGATACTACATCAGGTGGTGCATTTTACCAGTCGGTAGAATCAGCAAATGAATATGATGTATTAGTAGCTGCTTGTAACCAGTTAGCTTTATCTAACTATACTGCAAGTAGTATCTTGTTAAATCCAACTGATATGCACAAGATTGCTTTATTAAAAGCGACTACTAATGAGTATTTAAGAAATCAAATTTACTCTGGTTTAGTACCAACAATTATGGGAGTACCTGTTACTGTTAATACGGCAGTGACTGCAGGTAAATTCCTTGTAGGTGATTTAAACCAAGCTACACAACTTTGGATTAGAGATAATGTTTCTGTTGAGTTCTCAAGAGAAGATTCTACTAACTTCAGAGATGGTTTCGTAACTGTTAAAGTATCTGAAAGAGTTGCTTTAACTAATTACCAACCAAATGCGATTGTTCAAGGAACATTTAGCACTGCTAAAACAGCACTTGAAACACCGTAATAATTAGGTAGTAAATAACTAAAGGGGCTTTATGCCCCTTTTTTTATACCCCAATGTTAAATAATCATTAAAAATTATCTTTATTATTAAAATATATTTGGTATTTTAAAAAAGATTTGTAATTTTGTTTTTAAATACAACAATTATGAAAAAATATACTTTAGAACAATTAACAAAAGCAGCTTTAAGATTGCCTGAATATCAAAGAAAGCAATTAGCTATTATTTGTATGTCATCAACAGTGACTGAAAAATCTTTAAATGATTGTGTAGATCAAATTAAATTTATTCAAGCAAAAAACAATATGCAAAGAATATTAAACAAAAATTAATTATGAAAAATTTATTACAAGATTTATTAATGATCATAGGATATATTGCAATAGGATTTGCAATGTTCTTTTGCCTATGGTCTATAATGTTAATTATAAACGGATAATGAAAACAATTTATAAAGCAACAAAGAAAGAAATTAATATGCCAGTAGATATTGAACTACAAAAGCGAATTATAAAATATATTGTTTGGGGTTTGCCTCAATTTATATTTTGGTCAATTCTATTTATTAACTTTTTATTTTGGTTATTTAGATAATGGTAAGAAAATTAACTCCAAAGATTATGAAAGTTATATCAGAGAATTGGGATATAAAAAATGTAAACCAAGATGATTACTTTAAGGTTTTAGGTTTAGCATATAATATAGAAGATACTTTAGAAAAGAGTAACGAAGAAAATACTTTAGTTAATTAGTTTTTTTCATATAATTAAGTTGTTTTGAAGTGGTTAATTTAGGTTAGCCACTTTTTTTTTAACTTTATGGTATGGATAGCAATGCAGTAGGTTGTATTGCCGAATATCAATTTGGTATTGAATGTCTTAAACGAGATATAATAGTTTCCTATCCCCTAATTCATTCCTCCCTTTATGATTGCATAGCTGACACAGGAGATAAGATTTATCGCATACAAATAAAATCTACCAATCAAGATTTTAGAAAACATAGAAAAACAATTCATATTGCTTGGCATCACCCTTACGAAAAAAAAGATGTAGATTACTTTGCAATATGGGTTGATAAGTTTAAAGGTTTTTTCATATTTAAAAATGATGGCAAAAGAATGTCAGTAAGGTTAAGCCTTACAAATGATAATTCAAAATATTTTAATAACTTTGACTTCAAATAGTTTTTTCTTTCTTTATTCTTTTCAAATGCACTGTAAATTTTATGGTGCATTTTTTTTGTATTTTTGTTTTAAATAATAATTATGTTAATAGACATTTTAAGATTTTTTGGTTTAGATAACCAAGAAAAAAAAACAAAAGAAACAAAGGAACTAAAACAAGCATATAGGAGAAAAACAAAAAAAATTAAATAATGAGATATTATAGTAATCCTTTAAATCGTTTTCACACACAAATTAAGATCGATTCTACAACAGGATCTGAATTAATAAATACTGCAACTGCTAAAACTTATTTAAGAGTTGATACAAGTGCTGATGATACCTTAATTGGTCAAATGATAACACAAGCAAGGATTATTATTGAAAACTATATTTCAAAAGACATAGTAGCTAAAACAAGAAAATTATATTTAGCGAGTGTTGATGAGAGATTTGTTTTGCCTTTTTCCCCTATTGCTTCTATACAATCTATAACAGTTGAGGGAACTGCTACAACTGCTTACGAAACTTATGGACTTGATGATACAATTGTAGAGTTAAATAGTTTGCCATCTAAAGAAGTCATTGTAAGTTACACAACAAGTGGTTTAAATGATAGCTTTTTAATACAAGCGAATCTTCAAATGATTTCTAACTTGTACGACAATAGAGCAGATTTTGTGACTGGAACTATTGTAAGTGAAATACCAACTGATGTAAAAAGTATATTGAGTTCTTATAAAGCAATGTTTATTTAATGAGAGCAGGAGATTTAGACACAAGAGTTTTAGTCAAAAGACAAAGTAAAACTGCTGATGGTTTTGGTGGATTTACTTCTACACTTTCAACCCAAACAACAATTTGGGCAAGTGTTAATTATACTGATGGCGATATAACAACAAAGAATGGGAAAAGAGATAGGAATTTAGTTATTGAACTTATAGTAAGAAAAAAAACTGCTGATGATATTGCAACAACAGATTTGCTTGAAATAGAAAATGAATCTGGTCAATATCAAATCAATACAATGTTTGATAGCAAGTATAAATATTTTACATCTATAACGGCAACAAAAAGAGAGTAATGGAAATAAGAGTTAATAAATCTGATCTTCGCAAAATCGATAGGTTGTTTAGTAAACTTGAAAAAGTTTCCGAAAGAGATGCAGATATTATTATAGATAGAAATGGTTTAAGTATTGTTAGAGAAATAAAAAGACCACCAATACCAGTTGATACTGGTAATTTAAGAAACAATGTTGTTTACAATGCAAGAGAGAAAGCAATAGAATCAAAAGCACCATATTCAGGGTTTCTTGAATTTGGTACAAAGTTTCAAAAGGCACAACCATATTTTTATAGCAAAATAAACACAGGATTAAAAAGATTAGTTTTAGATTTAAATAATGCGATTACAAGGGCTTTAAGATGAAAGAACCAATAAGATATATAAGACAAAAGATATTCACTCTATTAAACGGAAACGTTACTTATGATGGCTCAAATGTGCCAGTTTATAATCGTGTTCCATCAACTCAAAACGAACCATACATAATTATCTATTCTGTAGATACTGCACAAACAAATCAAAACCAAACTGATTTTATTGTAGAATGTATAACAAGAATAGAAGTTGTAACTGCATTTTTCTCTGATGATGGTGGTGAACTGCAAGTAAACGATATTGTAGAATCAATATTAGAATTAATCAAAACATCTACAACGGATTTCTTTGATTTATCTTCCAATAACTTTAATGTATTTACTTCAAACATTAATGGGATAGCATATAGCGAAGAAAACGATAATGAGAAAACTTATTATAGAGCAATTATTGATATTGCAAATAGAGTTCAACAAAATTAAATATTATGCCAAAAGCAAAAAAATTTAGCAAACATATATCTTGGAAAGAAGCAACTGGATCTGCTACTGCCAAAAAATTAGAAATAGATAATACTCCAAATGATGAGCAGTTAAATAATATGCAAGACCTTGCAGAAGATTTATTTGAACCATTAAGAGAAAGAGTTGGTGAGCCAATACTAATTAATAGTTTCTTTAGATGTGAAGAACTTAACAAAGCTATTTCTGGTTCAGCTACAACTTCGCAACATATAGAGGGGTGTGCTATTGATCTTGATGCAACAAAGATTTCTAATTGCGAATTGTTTTATATAATTAAAAATGAATTTGAGTTTGATAAGCTGATATGGGAATTAGGAGATGACAACAATCCTGCTTGGATTCACATTAGCTATGTGAAAGGTAATAATCGTGGTCTTGTATATCAAGCAAAAAGAAAACCTGGTAAGGCTTTTACTACATATCACCCATTTAATTTAGACCAAATAGAAGATGAGTAATAAGAAAAAAAAATTTGGTGAAACAACTGTTGGTAAACTTTTAAAAGGTGCAGTAGGATTAATTAATCCAACACTCGGTTCATTAATACAAGGCAATATGAGTGTTGAAGAAGTTATTGCTTCTATAAAAGAATCTGATGTACCAGTAGAGGATAAAATCAAAGCACAAGAGTTAATTCTTGAAGCATACGAA